GGTCTTAGCCATGATGATATCAAGGCAAACGCAGAAGCTAGGAAAAAAGCAGATGAGAAGAAAAAAGAAGGGGAAGCAGCACCGGCAGCAGGAGCAGAACCAGCAGCAGGAGCAGCTCCTGCAGCACCAGCAGAAGAAGCCCCACCAGTATAAAAAAGATAAATGGCAGGATTTTTAGATTCAAACCCACAGAATAGATTCGTTACCCAGCTCTACAAAAATCTGAGTAGAATTGGTAAATTCGGAATGCAATACGAAGACATGGTTATTCGTAATTCCCAGACTATTGGGCAAACTGAATCCCAAATGTTCTCAGAAGAAGGTAACGGGTTCACAAACGATAGTGCTTTCTACTGGACTCTTGGATATCAAGATACTAGAATCAGAAAATACATTGCTTATTTTGACAAGGACTATCTAGGTAAAAGAGATTTCTTAAGAAAATTTGCACTAAATGGAGAGATTGATTTTATCCTGGAAACAATTTCTGATGAAGCTGTTAACTACGACGACAAGAACTTCTTCTGTCAGCCTTTGTTAAACAATATTGATCTGAAAGATAAGATTATCGATAAAGTTCACGAGAACTTTAAAACGATTTATATGCTGTATGCATTCCAACAGAACAATTTAGCTTGGCAGTTATTCAAGCAATTTTTAATTGATGGATTCTTAGCTTTTGAAATTGTATATTCAACAGACGGAAAGAAGATAGTTGGATTTAAAGAACTCGATCCAACCTCACTACAGCCTCACACAGAGAAAGCTCCTGACGGTTCTTTTGAACAGATCTGGATTCAATATCCTAAGGATACTCAGCTCTCTAGAAAGTTAAAGTCTGAACAGATCATCTACATATCTTATGCAAAGGGTAATTCTATCTCTAGAGTTAGCTACGTTGAAAGACTGATTAGATCTTACAACATCCTAAGAGTTATGGAGAACACCAGAGTTATCTGGAACGTGATGAATGCTTCTTATAGATTAAAGTTTGTAATTCCTGTTGGTACTCAATCTCAACAAAAAGCAATGCAAACTCTTGGACAGTTAATGTCTTCTTATAAAGAGGAAGTTTCTATCAATGACACTTCAGGAGAACTTCTAGTAAACGGAACTCCTAAGATTCAGTTCTACAAGAATTATTTATTTCCAGAGAAGGATGGACAATCTCCGCAGATTGATGTTTTGAATGCAAATGGACCGGATTTTAACGTAATGGAAAATGTTATCTATTTCTACAATAAATTGAAATTAGATTCTAAGATTCCATATGCTAGATTTGCTGGTAGAGGAGCATCCCCTGCCAACTATCAGATTTCAATAGATCAGCTAGAAAGAGATGAGATTAGATTTGAAAAATTTCTAACCAGACTTAGATCTATCTTCCAGGAAATAGTAGTTAAGCCTCTCTATATTCAGATGTGTTTGGATTTCCCCGAACTTTCTAAAGACAGAAGTTTTAAGGCTAATCTTGGTCTAGATTACTATAACGAAAATCAATTCCAAAAGCTTCTTGATCTGGCACATCTTACCAAAGCATCTGACTTTGTTACCACTCTAGGGGAAATAAAAATGAAAGTTGGTGAAGAAGAGAAACCTTATTTTGACAAGGATTTCTTGATTAGAAGATTCGTTCCTCTTTCTAGAGACGAGTTCGACAAGAATAAAGTCTATAAAGAAGCAGAAGCTAAGGAAGCAGAAAAAGCTAAGAAGAAAGCGGAGAAAGAAGGAGGAAAAGAAGGTGAAAGCGAGAGCTTTACCTTATAATTGAGACCGTATATTCATGTAGATAATAATAATCTATATGAAGAAAGAATTAGCAGTCCTCTTAGAAATTGAGCTTTTAACCGGTAACGGATCACAAAAAGAAAAACAAAGACTTATTTCGGAAAATCTATCCGAAGAAATGCTATACATCATAGATGTTTGCTTTAACCCATTTATTACAACAAAACTCCATAAGCTGGAAATGGAAAAAACCAGGGGGATCATTCCTTCTCCGTCATTTCCGGGATTTCAGGTTTTCAAAGATCTAATAGAAGACCTCAAAAAGGCACCTGCTGCAAACGATGCTTTGAGGCAGAGAGCTAATTTTTTAATCAACTCGGTAATTGACGGGGATCCTAAAATGGATCTTGCTCTTAGAGATATTCTGATGAAGATTCTAACTAAGAGAATGAACATTGGAATTGGTGCTAAGCTAATTAATAAAGCAGTTGGAAGAGAGTTAATCCCCGATCCTTCTGTAATGTTGGCTTCAGATGATCAGAAAGAAGTTGCTGGGTGGAAAAAGATCTACTGCGAAGAAAAGTATGACGGGGTTCGAGTAATTGCAGTTGGGAACAGAGAAACTGGATTTCAGTTCTACACCCGGGCTTTTAATGAGCTAGACAAGGCTAAACTTTCTAGAATTGAATCTGAATTAGTTAAAATGCTTGATTCCGTCAATGTAAATTCACATGTCTTCTTTGACGGAGAACTTACTGACCTTAACAGAAAATCAGTTTCCGGGAAAGTAACCCAGATCCTTAAGGGAACTGCCCCAAACGACATTGATAAGGAATTTATCTTTAATGTTTTTGATATTGAAAAATCTGATGTTCTAAAGACAGGAAAAGGGGATACCACCTTTATTAAAAGAAGACAAGAACTCCAACTTCTAACCTCATTCTTATCGGAGGAAAGTCCGGTAAAATTAGCTCGACAATGGGTTGTAGAATCGATGGAAGAAACCCAAGAAATCTATAAGTTGATAGTTTCAATGGGAGGTGAAGGGGTAATTCTAAAACCGGAAGATCACGTTTATGAGTGCAAGAGAAGTAGAAACTGGGTGAAGCTAAAACAGATCCAAGACTGTGACCTAGAAATCACTGGATGGTTTCCGGGAGAAGGAAAGAGAGAAGGTTTCATTGGTGGATTCATCTGTAAAGATGCTAGCGGAACTCTGGAAGTTAGAATTGGATCCGGATTTACTGACAAGGATCTTCAGGAGTTAAGCCAGAACCCAGATTCCTTGATTGGAAAGATTGCAGCCATCCAATACAATGAGCCAATCACAGATAAATTTGGTGGAAGAAGTTTATTCTTACCCCGCTTCATAGAGATCCGAAACGATAAAGATCAAGCGGATGATATGACTAAGATGTTTTAAAAATCAGAAACTAACGATCCCCAGACCACTATAATTAACATCTATGATCCAAGATCTATTAACAGAAAAATTAAGACCAAAAGAAATAAGACATATGATTCTCCCACCGAGAATTCGTGTCCTATTTGAAGACAAAGGGCTAAACCAAAACGTTCTTTTGGCAGGTTCACCAGGATGCGGAAAGACAACTCTTGCAAAGATTCTAGCAAAAGACCTTCCCCATATGTTCATCAACGTGTCCGACGAAAGCTCGGTGGATACTATTCGAAACAAGATCAATGACTTTTGTTCTAATATTTCCGTATTGGATGGAAAATCCTCTAAGAAGGTAGTCATTTTAGACGAGTTTGACGGAGCTTCGGATCAGTTCTATAAAGCACTAAGGGGAACGATCGAAAAGTTCGCAGGCAACACGAGATTCGTTGCTACGTGCAATTACATCAACAAGGTTCCGGATGCAATCCAAAGTAGATTTGAAGTCATTAACTTTGATCCTTCTACCTCAGAAGAGGAGGAAATGATTAAAGAGGAATGGAGATCTAGAGTAAGATTAATTCTAGGAAAACTCGGAATCTCTATCGACGATGATTCCTTGACTGCATTTGAAAAGTCTTATTTTCCTGATTTTAGATCTGCTTTAAATAGAATCCAATCTTGGTCTATCGAAGGAGTGACTCAACTAGATCTTGCTAAGGTCAAAGAAGCAAATTGGTCTTATGAGGATCTTTATAAGATGATAATGACTTCTAAGGATCCGGTGAACAACTATCAAGTTCTTGTCGGACAATATTCTACTAAAGTAGACGACGTTATGACTTCTCTCGGAGGGGAATTCATCGATTGGATAGTAAAGAATCATCCAGACAAGGCTAAGATTATTCCTGCTACCATTGTATTGGTTGCATCTCACCAAGCTCAAAGAACTGCAGTGATTGACCCAGTGGTCTCTCTCCTTTCTTTATTTTTCCAAATCCAAAAACTAATTGACTAATGGAACTGCTACCAGAAAGAATAAAAAGAAAAGATTTTATCTATGAACTAGAAAAAAGAGGGGAGAAAGCCCTTATTTACAGGCAAATAGACGACGAAGACAATATTCTGATCGCTTATGAAGTGTTCAAAATTAAAGTAGATCAGCCAAAATTAGTCTTTGGAATTCAGCTCAATGAGAGAGAAGTTTTCCCGGCTAACGAGGACTTTGGAAAATGGGCCTGGTCTTGCCCTACCAAGGAAAGAGCTGAACAGAGATTCGAATATTTGGAATCATTAGTTGATGAAACCCAAGCAGAGGAAACTTTAGAATCTTCTTCGGAGGGGGAAAATGATGAATAAGACAGCACTACTGTCTGTCTTATTGATTGTATTAGGACAAGCTGGAGCTTGGTTTCAACAATTTGCTCAGGCTAGGTTTGAATGGATGAGAAGCAATCTTTGGGTTAATGTTTTAGTCTTTGGTTCTTTCGTTTCCTTCGCTTTTGTCTTTGCAGCAAAATATGGGATAGATTCCTTTGGAAGTGCATGGTCTTATAGACTAATCCAATTTTCTGTCGGAATATTTGTTTTTACATATCTAACCCACACTCTCTTAGGAGAGAGCATTTCAGTCAAGAATGGAATTTGTATAGGCCTATCCATTCTGATTATTTTAATTCAGGCCTTTTGGAAGTAAAAAAATGAAAAAAAGATTAATTATAGTAGGAAAAGGTGGATCTGGGAAAGATCACCTCAGAAAAATCCTAGTAGAAAGAGGATTTAAATACTGCGTATCTCACACTACCAGACCAATAAGAGAGGGAGAACAAAACGGGAAAGACTATTGGTTCATCAAAGGTTCTGAGCTTACGTCTATGGCAGACAAGTTTTATGAAGCTGTCTTTTTCAATGACTGGTTTTATGGAACTTCGATAGATGAGTTTAATAGGTCAAATCTTTTTATTATGACCCCAGGAGGGATAGCAAAACTCAGCAAGTCGGATAGGGAAGAATCTACGATAGTCTACCTAAACATCGATGAAGAAACTAGAAAAACTAGGCTTGCTGCAAGAAGAGATGCAGATGATGTCAAAAGAAGACTTGATGCAGACTATGCAGATTTCTTAGATTTTAAAGACTTTGACTATGAGATAAAAGATCCAAATTTTAAGGACATTGGTGACATTGGGAACGTATATTTTTATATAAGAAAAAATGATTAATATACTTGTAGACGGAAACTATATTTTCCACAAGACCTTTGGGGTCTTTGGTGGATTTGGATTGAAAGATCCTTCTAAAGTTCTCGGGACATCCGGAGAACAGGCAATGTTCATCCGTAAGGTTGCTACGGACTTGTGTGCTGGACTTAAACTACTTCCCCAAGGTGGTAGATTGGTCTTCACCTCCGATAGCAGATCCTGGAGAAAAGACGTTGAAATCGAAGATGGTGGTTATAAGTCTAATCGTGTGAAAGATGAAACTGTAGACTGGACAATCTTCTTTGACCTAATGACCGAGTTTGGGCATCAGTTGGAGAACCAGGGATTTGTCTTCTCGAAGGTAAAAGGTGCGGAGGGTGATGACCTTCTTTATTACTGGTCAGACTACTTTAACTCTATCGGAGAGAATTGTATTATCATC